CTGCCATATCAAGCAACTTCTTTATTTTCTTGTTAACACACATCTTCTTAATGTGATTGCTGATTCCTTTCTGTATCACAGAGTTAGTTGTTTTGATACCAGTGCACGTTAACCAAGTCTGCGTACAGATCGCAGTCTTTTTATAAGTTCCTAACTTGTCTTCGGGAATCCTCAATGAGTTTTCAAGGACCGATGCCATCCATCCTGGATTATCTGACTTTGTCCAAATCCATTGATGGAGATAGTGAATTTGCTTAAAAAAACCATCAGAATGACCACTAATGATGTCGTTTAACAATAAACCAGCTCCTTTTCCACCTAAAGATGTTGGGATAGTTAACATAAGAAAAAAAAGATCCTGTACTTCTACATGATTTAGCAATACATGATATATGAGATCTCGTGACTGCATTGATTGAAACTGATTTGGGTTCGTCGTAAACAATTCTTTCATTTGCTTCATTAATACCTCATCACTAGAATTCAATTCAGGGATGATGTCGTTCTCAATACATTGTCTGATGTAAGCTAATGAAATTTCCATGTTACTGGAACTTTTGGTATGATAAATGTCACCCTTTGTCTTATAGAGTAAATGATATATGATTTGTGGAGCATATTCATCTTTCCAAATCATATCTTTCCGGTCACCATCTAAATAAGCAGCGAATAATCTAACACTAGCTTGAATTACTTTGTACCACTTGATGTAACAAACTGTTAAGACGTGTTCACTTAGTTCAAGTGCACTGGACATTGTAGAACAAATTCCTGAAATTTCTAATTCTTCAGACGCAAAAATACTATTGCCCATTGTCGTACAGGCTAGTATCCTTTTAATTGTTGAATCGCTTTTCCTTCCCTTGAAATAATGACTCCTCAATAAGGTCACCCTATTCTTTGACAATGCTGTCTGTGACATTCTCACTATCATTCCAGCCTTCGCAAAATGCTGTATCAACTGATCGAACACATTGTTGAGAGACAATGTTGTTGGATTTTCTATAGTCATTACAACTTCAACGTCATCAGAGTAAACACCTGCTTCATCTATCTCTATTGTAGTCTCGAATGGTATCATTTCAACGAGTACTGTAGTATGTAAAGTCCATAGAGGGTTGAGCCAACCTTCAACACCACCAAACTGACCAGTTGACACTATAACATCATCAAAAAATTCATCATATGAATAGACTGTTTGTAAAGGGAAGTAATTTGCCAAATTTTCCCAATCATCTTCTCCAAAAAGGCC